AACGAAAAGAAATGACCCGCTTCCTATCCCATGCTCTTAAGGGCCGTGAGCCGATGCTCATCGACCCGTCCAAGGCCCAAGACTTCGCGGTCATGGCCGAGAAGTTCGGCTTCTCCGACATGCTCGCGCAGATCTTCGGCGTGGCCCCTGCGCCGTATATCCAGAACGGCGTGGGCATCATCCCTATCGTCGGCCTGATCTCCAAGGGCGTCAGCCCTCTCGAGCGCATGATGGGCGTCACCGACGTGAATGAAATCTCTGCCACGCTCGACGCGATGGCGGCCGACCCTGCGGTCGAGAAGATTGCCTTCAATATCTCTTCCCCTGGCGGCACGGTCACCGGCGTCGAAGAGCTCGCCAACAAGATCCGCGACGTGGGCAAGCCGACTATGGCTTACACTGACAGCGAGATGGCCTCGGCCGCTTACTGGCTAGGAAGTCAGGCAGATCGGGTCGTCGCCTCTAGCTCATCGACCGTGGGTTCCGTGGGCGTGTACATGGCCATCCCTGACATGTCCAAGCTCTACGAGTCCCAGGGCGTGCGCATGGTCGTCATCAAGTCCTCTGGCTCTCCCCTCAAGGGCGCCGGCATCGAGGGCACGTCCCTCTCCGACGAGCAGCTCGCCGACCTTCAGGCCTCGGTCGACGGCATCCATGAAGACTTCAAGGCCGCCATCCGCGGCAAGCGGGCCATGGTCGCCGACTCCGCCCTACGCGGTCAGGTCTTCTCCGGCAAGCAAGCCGCCGCCCAGGGCCTAGTCACCGGCCTTGCGGACTCCTTCTCCAAAGCCCTCGCATCCTTCTAATCTTATGCCCCGCATCTTCACCGACATCGACGACACGATCCTGAAAGACGGCCAGCCCGTCGAGCGCGTCATCGACTACATCGACGAGACCGCCGAAGAGGTGGTCATCCTGACCAACCGCCCGGAGTCCGACCGCGAGAAGACCGTGGCCGACCTCGCCGCCACTGGCCTCGAGTATCAGGAGCTCATCATGAATGACGGCTCCGAAGAGGCGCCGGTGTTTAAGGCCCGCGTCATCAAGGAACGCCTGGACAAGGGTGAGCGCGTCGACCTGTTCATCGACAACCGCGCCGACAGCCGCGAGGCCGTGGCCGCCCTGGGCGTCGAAGTCATGGCCCCCGAGGATGTGCCTGAAGTCGTCGAAGAGTCCGAAGAAGAAGTCGAAGACGAGGTCGAAGAGGCCGTCGTCCCCTCGGCCAAGGTTGCCAATTTCCGCAGGACTAGCATGACCATCGAAGAGCAACTCGTCCAGGCCGCCGCCTCGCTTGCGGGCCTTACCGCTGAACGCGACGACCTCCGCACCACTGTCGAGAAGATGACCGTCGGCACCTCTGCCGAACTGGAGTCCCTCAAGGTGGAAGCCGCCGCATCGTCCTCCAAGGTCGCCGAACTGACCGCCGCCCTCGAAGCCTCCGCCAAGGAAGCCTCCGAGCTGAAGGCCAAGGTCGCCGAGCTCGAAGGCTCCAAGGCCACCGCCTCGAAGGAAGCCGCGAAGATCGTCGCCTCCTTCGGCACCGAGCCCGTCGAACTTCCGAAGGGCGACTCCCCGGTGAAGATGAGCAACGCCGACATCAAGGCCGCTTATCTCGCTCTCCCTCCTGGTCAGGCCCGCATCGCGTTCTTCAACGCGCACAAGGCCGCTCTCATTTCCCTCTAACCCTACCTAAATAACACACACCTATGGCTACTGTTCTACCCACGGCGCCGGCTATCCTGAGCGATTATATCGTTCAGACGGTCGCTGGAAAGCTCCCGATCCTCAACAACATCTCCGTCAACCTCTCGGCCTCCGTCGGCCGCGCGGGCAAAACCGTTTTCGTGCCGATCATGGGCAGCGGCGTCGCATCGGAGTTCAATAAGGCCTCCAACACCCTCGCGGATGTCGACGGAGCCACGATGAGCAACTCCTCGGTCACCTTGAAACATTTCAAGTACGTCGACGAGTTCAGCCCCCTGGACATCCAGGAGTTCGGCATGCAGTACCTCATCAACGCTTACGCGAAGACCGCCGCTCAGGCCATCGTCGACAAGTGCTGGGAAGAAATCGGCGCCGTCTTCACGACCGCCAACTTCGCCACGGAAGAAATCGTTACCGTCAATGACTTCGGCTATGACGACGTCGTGAACGCCCAGTTCCTCCTCGACACCGCCAAGGCTGGCCAGCCTCGCTCCTTCCTCGTCGGCAACGGCTACCTGAAGGCCCTCCGCAACTCGGCCTCCCTCGTCAGCTCCCTCAACCCGAGCGCCAACACCGTTGTCACCACCGGCAACGTCGGTCAGGTCGCCGGCATGGACATCTACCAGTGGAACCAGATCCCGAACGTCGAGAATCTCGCGGGCGTGGCTATGGGCCCGGATTCCCTGCTCGTCGCGACTGGCGTGCCGATGGCTGAAATCGCCGGCTTCAACGCCAGCGTCGCCACGGCTGAGTCGGGTCTCTCCGTCCAGGTTCTCGTCGGTCAGGCTGAAACGGGCAACATCCGTTGCATCGCTCAGATCCTCATCGGCGCGAACAAGGGCCGCGGGACGAGTGCTGTCCGCTACGTCACCGCTGCCTAAGCGGCCTGACATCGAAAACGGGGGCTCCGCAAGGGGCCCCTTTTTTGTGCCTGTTTGCCAATGGCCGCAGGGTTATGAGTTTATACTCTGAGTTCCTGCCCGACGCGAAGGAGATGGTCGCCGATTTTGCCGTGGCCGGTTCGGCCAACTCGGGAGCGATTACATTCGCCTGCCTCATCTCCGACCCCGCCGTGCAGACCGTGCTCGAAGCTGGGGGCTATATGGAGCGAACCCAGTACAATGTCCGCATCCCCGCTGCAACGGCCTCCTGGAGCCTTCCAGACGGGTCTACGGGGGCATCCACGGCCATCATCGTCGGCGGCGTCCCCATCGCCTCTCTCGCCCAGGGCAAGAAGATCGTGGCCGGCGGGAAGAACGTCCGCATCACGACCCAGACCTATAAGCCCGGGTCGGCGTGGGTCACCCTCGTCGTCATCGACGACAACCAGTAATGGCCTCAAAGGTTTCCATCGAGCCGAAGTCGCTTGCGGAGTTCGTGGAGGCCTGCCGCCAGTTCGCTAAGAACTCCGGCATCGCCATGCGCGACGCCGTGCTCGAGCAGGGCATGCTTGCCTGTCAGGACGCGGCCAAGTTCACCCCTCCCCTTCCCCGCGGCGGGGGCAACGGGCTTAGCCCTTCCGCAAAAAAGGCAGGCCTTAAAGCCGTGGCTGGAGACATCTCCAAAATCTTCGTGGCCGCAAACGACTCTTCAGCTCGTGGCGTTGCCGGCAACTTGGTCAACCAAGTTGCGTTTGCCGTGAAGACTGGCGACTTCGGAACATTTACTAGGCTCACTGACGGCGGCAAACTCTCCGGCATGCTCGGCCAGCGCAGCATCCTCTCGAAGATTGCAAACGACGCCGACAAGCAAAGGGCTTTTGCCAAGGCGAAGAACTTCCTCAACAGGGCCAACCCTGTAAAGAGCGAGTATGGCACACAGGGCTTCGTCCGAGACCTACGTCCAATCCATGATCAGGTAAAATCCCGCTTCGGGGGTCGAATCAAGAAAGGCCAGCGAGCAGTCTCTGCGAAACTCCTTGTTCAGGATAAGAACGAGCTGAAAGAATACATTGAGCGTCGCCAGCAAATGGTAGGTGTTATCAAGTCAGGATGGGCAAAGGGAATGGCTAGCCTGCCGCGCCTAAAAGAGCCTAACGGGCAGAAAGGTGAGCCTGGAGCCGAGCTACGTAAGGCCACATGGATTACCTCGCATTCAAGAGTTATTGGGACTAGCGTAACGACATTCACCGACAAGATCGCAGAAATTGCTGTGACCAACACCCTAGGCAACATCAACGCAATCGCCGACGACGCGGGAGTCCTCGGCCTAGTATACGGCAACCGCGTGAAGCAGATGCCCGCTATGATGCGTTACCGCATGCGTAAGCCTATCGACAAATTTAACCGCAAATAACATGGCCTTTACCAAATCCATCCGCCACATCGTCGAGGGCACGCTCGCGACCTATCTCACCGCCCAGGCTGGACTCGCCGGCGTCGCCATCCTTACGGGTGACAGCGCCGCGACCCAGACCCTGCCCAAGGCCGTCGTGCTCTGCGACTCCGCCCGGGCTCCTGGCGACCTCCCCGAAGGCCTCGGCAATTTCGATTGCTCTGTCCGCGTCACCCTTTTCTCGAACGCCGACGACACGACGCTGGCCGTCCACCGTGCCCGCTGCGCCGCCCTGTCCGACTGCATGCGGAGCGTGGGCCTGATCCAAGACGCCTTCGCGGTGACCGGCGACGCGCTCTGCTATGACGTGACCTATGTCTCCGAAGACGAGGGCATCGACGAGCGTTCCTGGGCGACTTCCTTC